GTAGCGTACCAAACTGTAAGTACGTGCGAACACGTAGCTATTCCCTTGCTGATACACTCTGGGCGATTGAACCACAATCGGCTTACCACTACTTTGCCTCTCAGTCGCAAGACGAATTATTCGTCGCGCCCGAGCAGGAGGAGGTGGTGCCCACTCAGGTCAGCGCAGGAATGTACCGCATTGATGTCGAAAGCATTTTCTTTCGTTCCAGCTCTTTGATGCTGGCAGAAGTAATTCGACAGACAGCACGGGAAGGGAATGCAGTTCTGCTTTCAGTCAATAGCCCAGGCGGTCAAGCCGCAGGCACCGATGCCATCACACAGGCGATTGCCGAAGCTCGGCAGTCTGTACCCGTGATCGGCTATATCAATAATGGTATGGCAGCAAGTGCAGGCTACAAGATGCTGGCAGGCTGCACTCGTATCTATGCCAGCAATGCTGGCGACATGGTAGGCAGCATCGGCACCATGCTCTCCTGGTGGGATTTTTCCCAAATCTTAGAAGAGCTTGGCATCAAAGTACACGAGGTGTATGCCGACCAGAGCGCACTCAAAAACATCGGCATCCGCAACGCCGAGCAGAAGGGTGACTATAAGGAAATCAAAGAGAGCCTACTCAATCCCAACGCCCAACTCTTCATCGACCACGTAAAAGCCTTCCGCAATATCAGCGACCAAGACGCTTTTGCCGGCAAACTCTACACCGCCGCCCAAGCCGAAGAGATCGGCATGATCGACGGTATTCGCACGTACTCCCAACTCATTTCTGAAATTAACGACATGGCAACTGAAAACCAAGAAGTCCAAGAGGCCAAGAGCTTCCTGGCACACGTGAAAGGGTTCTTTGCGGGTAATTCGAGCGGTGAAACTGGCACATCCGAGGTGTCAGCATCGACCGATTACGCAGCAAAGGCTCTTGAGTATCAGGAGAAATTCCTGACCGCTCAAACCGAGAACGCATCCCTGCAAGCGCAGGTCGAAGCACTGACTGCCGAGCGCGACAGCCTCAAACAAGAGGTCGAGCGCTTAGGCGCGATGGACGCAAGCCAGCCTACCCAGCCGGAGGGTGAGGGTGAAGGCGAAATCGAAGACAGCCAAAGGCCAGCCGCAAAGGAGGGGCAGGTTGATTGGGATACCATCAACAGTCTTCCGCATATGCAAGAAGCTCTGGCGCAATTTCCACCCACAAAAAAAAGATAAGTAATCATGCCAATCAACTTTTCAGATGTAGTCACCGAATGGGGTGCCTATTATATCGACGGCGGACAAGGCGTGCGTAATATCTATGATGAAATCTATCATATGGGTACGCATAACAAGCACTTCACGCCGATCACTACCCGGAATACTGTTTTCCGAGTGGTGCGCAGCACCTTCCAGCGTGTGCTTCAGTCGTTTCAGAAAACCTACACCCCAATTGGAGGCGTAGAGTTTAAGCCGCGCGAAATCCCATTATTCAAGATGAAGGTCGATAACGACCTTGAGATGGATGGAGATGCCGTAGCCGACGACCTTGAAGATTCCTGGCTTGGCTTTCTTGCCGGAGATACTATCGAGCGGGAGAAGTGGCCTTTTGTACGCTGGTATCTCTCGGGACTCGTGAAACGCGCCTCCGCAGACTTCCAAGAAAATGAAGTCTTTGGTGGGCAGTACGTTGCGCCTACTCCCGGTACGGCAGGTAACGCTGGTGAAACCATGGACGGCATCCGTATTCAATTGAATAACGAGATCAACGTTTCAGGAGACATCACGCCTATTGCCACCGGAGCTTTGAGCACTGACCCGCTCACATTCTACGATCAAATCAATGCGTTCGTCAAGGGAGCCAATGGCATTCCGACCAAAATCTGGAACCGCCAAGACCTCATGCCAATTAAAATGGGCGAGCTGAAAGCGGAACGATACCGCGAAGGGAAGAAACTGAAATACGCGGCTTACAACTCCGTCGCCACTGATCTCAACCGCGTGGACGGTACCAACTTCTACGTCGAGGGCGACTTCACGATGGAAGGCAGCGAGAAAATTTACACCTCCCTGAAGTGGAACTTCCTCGATATTCGCAAACGCCCGAAGACCAACGAGAAAAAGCGTCTGGCGATGCCGATCCGCATGAAGGAAGACAAGCGTAAAATTGAAATCTGGGGAGACTGGTATCGCGGTGTTGGCTTCGGTGACCCTCGGTATGTGTACACCAACGACCAAGACCTCCTGTAAACCTAAGACCCACTATGGCACAAAAAATAGATACTCTTCAAACGGAGAACGAACAACTCAAGAAAGAAATCGCTGACCTCAAAGCCAAGCTTAGCGAGGAAAGCGAAATGCGAAAAATCGCTGTCCAGCAAGCTGAATTGGCTCAAAAGACGGTCGAGCAGTCTGCCCCCGTATTCAAGTACAAACGGAAAGACTATAAAATTCTCGCAAAAAAGATCCGCCTTAACGGTATCCTTGCAGACGATGCCCATGAAGAAGTCCAGAAGGCTTACAAGGGGCAGGTAGTTAGTGCTGAGAAGATTGCGGAGACCCCTGCTTTACAAAAGCACCTCATCGAGGAGCTTAAAACAGGGGCTATCGTTGAAGTCGGCAGCGACAAAAAGGAAGAACCACAAAACACCGAATCATAATGGCAATCACTGAATCATTACCAAAACAGAAATCTTCCGGTTTGCCCGGGCTTCGGAAAGAAATCTTCTGGGCACCGCAAAGCGAAGTAGCGAGCATTCCTGGGCTGGTCGCAGCACCCGCCGGGTATGGAAATGCCGTCGCACTTGACGGCGACATTACATTCAAGACAGGTGGCTACTGGCGACGCTTGGCGTTCGAGTCTCAAGGCAGTAGTGTGACCAGCGAAGGCTTTGGCTCAAACCGCAAGCGCAAAGGGGCAGAGGTTACAATCACTACCTTCATCGACGACAAAAATGATGTGGTGGAGGGCTTTATCAAGGAACGCTCTGGCGAAGACCTTGTGATGCTCGTCACCTCAAAGTGTGGCTCCAAGCTGGAGTTTTACGGCGAAACCTGCGATATGGATAGCGTAGTGCTGTCTCCTGATACCGCTTCGACAAACGACTCGGAGGGGGAAAATACCACCTTGGTCTGGAAAACGCGAACTGCGTACACCCATTACTATACTGGTACCGTATCTGAAACCCCAGCCGTGTAATGGAAGAGAAGAACGGATATACCATCGTAGGGCTGCGCCCATTCGAGAAGGAGGGCAAAAAGTTCGCGCCTGTCCAGTATAAAGGTACGCGCTATGACCTGTGCAACCTATCTGCACAGCAAGCGAAGCTTTTGGGCGAAGCGGAAGACTTTCGCTACCTCCAGAAAGTAAAGAAAGATGCACCCAAATCTACTCCGTCTAAAAAATAAGTTCTCCTTCGAGGAGGCTAAGGAGTGGTACCTCGCAGAAGGCAGGAACGCTACTTTTCGGGCGATGCTCGAAAAGGGTGAAAACCGCACCTTCTGCGAGACGTTTTTACGGCAAAAAGTACAGGAGGCTATCGCCTTAGTCCCTGCTCCCAAACCGCAGCAAGAAAAGAAAAAAGAACCTTTTTTTCCTGCCGCACTCAAACCGCTCTGGGCAGAGCGGCAGCAGCTTCTTGCCAAATGCCGGGACTTGCACACGCGCCTTGATGACATGGAAGAACCCGAAGCTGCCGAAGCTGCACTATGGATCGCTCGTACCATGCAAGAACAGGTGCTGCCTATTCAGCAGCGCGTCGAACACTGGCGAGACACGGGGGAAATCATTTTGGGGAATGAGGAAGTAGCAGAGTCTCTAGGGAGCTTAGGAGTGCAAGAAAAAGTGAAGCGGCGCAACGCTTTGCGCGTGTACCTTTCCCGCGTCAAAAATGGAAAACGCACCGCACCCGCCGAGAAAATTGAGGGCTGGAATAAGGAATTGCAACAAATTGAAGAAGAATTGAAAGCATGGGACTCATAGACCTTTCTCAAATCGGACAAGAGCAGGGAAGCAAATCCACCCACACCTCCGCAAAAGCGCAGGTGCAAGCGCAGTTTGTGGCAGAGGCGCGAAAGGGAGCTATTAAAGAAACCCTTGCCCAGCTCGACGACCAGCACGCTATACTCTTTACCACCAAAGGGGCATGGTCGATGCACCACTTAGCAGAGGAAATTATTCAGCGAGCAGGGAAGGGAAGCCGTCTATGGATTACCACCTACAACTTCACCCGTGATGCAGCCGAAACCTTTGCCCGCTTGCAGCGCGAAGGGTTCGTAAGGGAAATAAGTGCCCTACTCGACCATCGCATGATGGGAGACGAGAACTCTGCTTACGCCTTGCTTCGCAGCTTTGCCTCCAAGATCGGGCTAGGAAAGGTACACGCCAAGATTCTTGTTGTGGAAGGAATCGATACCTATGCCGTTGTCGGGTCAGCAAACTTTACCACCAACCGAAGACTAGAGGCAGGTACACTTTTTAAAAACAGCCCCGCCATTGATGCACTTACACGCTACCTAAACGATGAAATTAACGCAGCAGCAACTCAATGAAATCACGCAATATGCCGAAGAATCCGACCGAAAATACCGCTAAACTCACCATGCACTCGCCGCGCGAAGTGTATGTACAGTACTTTCTTGATCCTGAGTCGGTGAAGATCGCTAGTCAGGCCGCCGAGGAACGGGTAGAGCGTATCCGGCAAGTGCGAAAAATTATCCTTGACCCGAAGGTAGGTCCGGCAGAAGATCGAGCCGTTCCACAGATCAAAAAGAAGCTGGGCGTAAACGAAGCCACTGCCAAGCGCATCTATGACTTTACGATGCAGCTCAATTCGGAGATGCCACGGGCACATCGCCACACGCATATTGAATTTTTCATGTCTCGGCTGATGGACCTGATTCAACGCGCCCGCAGCAGTGGTGAGCTTCAGGAGGAGCGGCTCGCACTCAAGCTATACCTCGACTCGATCCGTGACCTTTACCCTGAGGGCGACGTTCCCGATGCCGACGACCTACGCCTCCCAGATATGCTCTTTGAGAACAACCCCGAGCTTCTGGGCGTGGAAGTGGACGAAGACTTCGAGGAGGAAGGCCGCAAGCTCCTGGAAGAGGTAACCAAATCTATCCGGCACTATGTCTGAGACCATCGCAACGCTCGAAAAACGCTACCTCAACGCCGTGCAGCTTGATATTCAGGCAGTACAGGCGAACGTGTTGGCGGTAGTAATGGCTAGAGGTGGCGGGAAAACGACAGGCATCCTTGCTCCGCGAGGGCTTCAGATCATCAAAGCCCTGCCCCGTGGCACGGTCGGATTTGTCGGGCTTTCGCACCGCCATATCAAAGACAACATCATGCCCAACTTCGAGAAGGGCTTGAAACACCTTGGGCTAAAACGTGGCTACCACTACCGCGTCAAAGAGTTCTTCCCCGAGGGCTGGGGCGTACCGATGCCCTACCGCGAGCTGTCCGATCCGCAGGAGCAGAAGAAGTACGTGATGCACTTCTCGAACGGTACTATCCTGGTATTCATCTCCCAACACAACGCAGGCAGTAGCAACGGAATGGACTTGGACGCGATCATTGTGGACGAAGCCCGCTACATTGACTTCCAGAAGCTCAAAGATGAAACCCTGCCCGCCGTTCGTGGTAACGAAGAGTACTTCAGAAATCATCACCTGCATGGGTCCTATACGTTCGTAACTGACCGCCCCCGCTCCCAGTTGCAGGCAGGAATTTATGAGTACCGCAAGCTCACCGACCCGCACTACGCCGAGCGCAACGCCAAACAGGTAGAGGTGAATGAGCGGATGATCCACGTCATAAAAGGCTTGGCAGTAGAAGTGAACGCGCTGGCAATGCGGCTGCGTGATCCTGACCTCCGACGCGGACGGCATAAGGTAGAAGCCGAGTATGAACGCAAGAAAAAGCTGCTTTCGCGTCTCCGCTACAATGCCGTCCACTACGTAGAAGCAGATATTTTCTCCAACCTGCACGTATTAGGAGTCGATAAAATCCGGCAGGAGTTTCAGGGAAAAATGGAGCTTCGTGAGTTCCTGGTATCTCGAATGAATATTGATCTCTCTAACGTGATGGGCGCGTTCTACCCGCTTCAAAAGCGCAACCGCTACCTCGATAGGATCAAAGAGGCGTACCAGAGTACCTCGGAGCCGCGCAACTGGCTTTTTGACGATGACCTCAATCCACACCTGCCGCTTTACGTCGCCGCAGATTACAACGCCGACATCAATTCACTCGTGGTCGCACAGGTCTATCCTGACGAAATTCGCTTCATCAAAGCTATGTACGTAACCACACCGGAGAAGCTTGCCGATCTGGTAGCTCGCTTCGCAGCTTACTACCACGACTTTCCGGAGTACATTCACTTTGTGTACGATCACACCGCCAAGCAGCGCACCGCCGCCGATCATACCGAAAATTGGGAACGCTGGGTAAGAGGTCTTGAACAGAAAGGCTTCAAGGTCTATCCTATCGACCTGGGTCAGGCTTCTACTCATGATAGCCGCTACAAACTCTACCGTACCCTACTAGCTGAGGAGGGGATGCGGCGCAAAATCCGCATCAATGGGGGGAATGCCAATAACCTCTGGCGCTCAATGAGCTTCTGCAAAGTGAGGGAAAGTACAGGTGAAGTGAAAGTCTTCAAGAAAGACAAGCGTGATGAGCGCAATGCGGCAATTCCTGCCCAAGATGCTACCCACCTCTCCGAAGCTGCTGATATGATCGTCGATGCCGTCGAGATGTACGAAGAAGTGGGTGAAGGACAGACGGTGTTTTAGTGTCCTATTTTCTCTGCTGCTCTCCTTATAGCTTTGTAGTGTGGAGAAATTGATAACTCAATACGAGGCAATCGGGGTACTGATGGATCGAGAGTGGCATACACTCACCTACCGTACAGCCAACTTGCAAAAAGGTACCTCCCATAAGCGGGAAAACCGCAAAGTGCGCTGGCGCGGGTTCAAGGACCGCCTGCGCTTTCAAGTAGAAACAGAACACGGCGAAGTGCGTACCGTGTGGAAAAATTTGATCCAAGGAATTGATGGACAACGTGTGGTTTTCGGAGAATAGCGTATTTATCGGCGGAGATAATCTGGTGCTAGAGACACAAGGTATCGGTATTCAGTCCCGAGCCAATACGCCGACGCGCCCCATCGCCAGCGACGACGAAGTACTCATTAACGGAGCACAGGAAGTAGCGCACTGGGGCACCAATAACCTGCTTCCTAACAGCATCCGGAGCTACGCCGAGGAAAATACCATCGTAGGTAGCACCCTCGATTTGAAGGCGCGTATCCTTTGGTCGGGCGGACTGATTTACGGGCAGCAGGAAAGTTACGATGACGGGCAGGTGTGGTTCAAACGTCGGATTATTCCCGAAGTCGAGAATTGGCTCGCTCGTAGTCATATCAAAACGCGCTACCTCAAACGCGCCACCGAAGATTTCTACTGGTACGCCAACTTCTTTCCCGAGTTTGGGCTGTCCCGCAACCGTCGGAAAATCAACTGGCTGACCGCTCAGGACGCGCTTTTCTGTCGCTATCAAAAGCAAGACAAACAAGGGCGCATCCGTAAGCTGCTCATATCCGGGGAGTGGATACACGGGCATTTCATTGAGAATCCTGCCAAGGTGGATGTGTTGCAACCCTTCACCACAGAAAAGGAGCTTCGGCAAAGCCGCCGCTACAAGTACATCTACCCTACTACCGTCCCCGGGCACGGGCGCGTCTATTACGCTCGTCCGCTTTGGCTTTCCGCCTTCGATTCCGGCTGGTGGGAGGTTGCCCAGGCGATTCCGCAGTTCAAGCACTTTCTGATGAAGAATCAGATGACGATCAAATACCATGTCCAGATTCATTCGAGCTATTGGGGGCTGAAGCATGGGGGCAAGAATTGGGGTAAGATGACTAAAGATGAGCGGCTGAGTGTCATTCAAAACGAGCGGTCTGAGATTAGTCGGCAACTTGCCGACACGCAGAACGCAGGGAAAGCCGTGTTTACCCCCGTGATCTCTGCCAGCCAGTCGATGAAGGATAAGCTCATCGAGCTGGTCAAAATCACACCGATTGGTGACTTGATTAAAGACGGGAAATACATCGAAGACAGCCGTGAGGCAAGCTCGCATTTGCTCTACGCGCTAGGTGTACCAAGTACCTTGGTGGGCAATAGTCCCGGGAAAGGTGGCATGGGCGCAGGCTCAGGTAGTGATGTCAGGGAGCACCTGAATATGTATCTGGCCTTCACCCAAAGCCATGCCGATATGATCCTAGAACCCCTCAATTTTATCAGCCGCTACAACGGCTGGGGGGTTGAGTTTCGCTTTCAAAACCTTGAGTTTAAAACACAAAACCAGCTTATGCCGGAGGAACGCGGCGCAGGCTTAACCCCAGAAAAAAATGGCTAAACTAGAGCTACTTTGTATTCATTGTACAGCAACGCCAGAAGGCCGCCCCGTCTCGAAAGAAGAAATTGTGCGCTGGCACACCGTCGGCTACGGGTGGTCACGCCCCGGGTATGCCGATATGATTCATCTCGATGGGCGCATCGAAAACGTGCATCCTTACGACAACGACGACCAGCTCACTTGGGATGAAATGACCTGGGGTGCCAGAGGGTATAACTCTAAAACCCGCCACGTCGTCTATGTTGGCGGCGTAGCTGCCACCTTTCAAAACGGCTGGCAGCCAAAAGACACACGCACGGAAGCGCAAAATCTCTCTCTCGAAAACTACGTCCGTATGCAGCTTCAGTTTTTCCCACACCTCAAGGTGTTCGGGCATAATCAGGTCGCTGCCAAAGCCTGCCCGAGTTTCGACGTACCGCAGTGGCTCCGCAAAATTGGGATTGGCGAAAAAAACATCTACCAAGCATGAAGCTACTCATTCGAGAAATAGCGGAACTTAAGCACTTCATCGGAAGTACGGCAGGAAGCAGTTACGAGGACTATGCTTATTACCTGCGGAGTGCCACCGAGGAGCATTTGATCGCACAGGTAGGGCGTTCGTTTTACGACGAGCTGGTCAAACTCTATGAAGGGAAAGCTAATGATGAAGCGGTCTATCACGCGCAAGCTGTCATTGCCTTTTTTGGTGCTCGAAAGGCTATCCCTGCCCTTGCCGTAATGGTAAACTCAAAAGGCATAACTCGCAAGGAAGGCACGGCAGAGAAAAGTGCCTACCAGTACCAAGTGCGTGACTTGGAGAATAGCTATCAGCGATCAGGCTATGAGTCGATGGAAAAGCTCTTGGATTACTTAGAAGCGCATAAAGAAGAGAAGAAGTACCGAAAGTTTCACGCTTCCGCTTACGCCTCTTACGACGACGATTTGTTCGTGCCGAACACGGCAGCCTGCCAGCAGATCATTGACATACACGGACAGCGACAAATCTTTGTGCAGCTTCTTCCGCACTTGCGCGAAGCCCAGCAACGCTTGAGTCGTGAACTCGGGGATACGTTCTACGAGGAGCTTTTCCGACAATGGAAGAAAAAAGAGTTTGCGCGGCATTACGAAGCCTTGATCCCTTTCCTTCGGAAAAGCATCGCCAACCTCGCATATGCTGAGTACATGAGTAGCCGCATGACGCAATTTAGTAGCGAAGGCTTTCGTGATCCGGTCGGTAGAGCCACCGATGACATCAAGGCGGTAGCGGCAGCCGCAGACAATCGCGTAGGTGCACTCATTGACTTCTACCGAAGTAATGGCGAAGCCTATCTGACAGACTTGCACCGCATTTTGCGGGAGCACCCAAAACGATACCCTCTCTATGAGGCCGCTGCCGATCAGGTGCTGTCTCACGAGGCGGACGATAAAGCTTTTTTCATGATGTAACCAAACTGTAAACAAATGGCAACAATTAAGAATATGGTATCGCAATTCGAGGCAGAAAGCACCGGTGAAGTAGTCGAGCTGCTTTTCGATGTGAAGACCGATCCTAGTGAAAAAACGATTAGCGTTCTCGACAATAAATCCCCCAATGAGGGCTTGGCTGTCGATCTCTCCGATATGGACTTGGATACCGCCAAAGCCTTCTTGGAGGCTTTCATCCTTGGCTGGAATCAGGCCGCCACACTGCTCGAAGAGACGCGCACACTCACCATGACAGAAACATAATATGGAACAGCACTCTATGCAACAGCTTGTTGAGGCGTTAATTGCATTGACCGAAGCAACACTACTTCTGATCGAAGGGGTTAATATCCTTTTTATGATCGTAGGTGGGCTTGGTTTTGGGCTTGCCGTAGCTCTAGTAGTTGCCCTTGCCATGCTTCGAGAAACGCTACGCGAGTTTCGAGTAATACTTACAACGCCTCAACACAGAAAACCAACGCAAAGCAGGGGAAAGCAAACACGAAAAAATAGACTGCAATTGCTCCGCACATACATCGAGAAGCAGCATAAACTTAGTGTCCTATTTTCTTCTCTCTTCTGAAAGTAGCTTGCAGTCCCTTTCTAGTACATGATTTATGTCTAACCTTAACCAACCTATGAAATGGGAAACGTAAAGTTTAACTGGTTTATCCTCGTCGCCCCCGTGATTGCGATGCTTATCTCAGCACTCGATCAGGCGATTGAGTTCAGCGAGGAGAAGCTCGAAGAAGCCTCCGATGTGCTCCTGAAAAAGCTCGGCGAAGTCGGGAATATCTTTGTTGATCCTGATCCCAACGATCTCAGGCAGCTTCGAGAAAAATGGAATGCCGAGAAAGAGGAAGTTGTCGAACGAATGCACACGATCGCCGTCTATTTGATAGAAAGACACCTCAAAAACTTCGGCTTTGCCAAACGGCTTATCCTGCACAACTTACCGCTGTTTGAGGAAAAACTCATAGAGGTCGAATTTGAGTCATGAACACCTTACACCTCAAAGTGCCCGGACTGCCGAAAAAAAGCTACACCATCCCAGGCAACTGGAATGAACTGAGTAAGCGGCAACTCCTGAAGGTGTGCAAGATTATGCTCGACTTGCCCTCGCGCAAACAGCAACTTCAAATCCTTCTGGCACTGCTGCCAGAGGGATTTTTTGCACGCCTGCGCTTCGCCCTTGCCCCTGCCGATCAGGTGCAGCACTGGATGGTGCATCTTACGCGCTTCATCTATGAAGAGTCTCCACAACTTACTAATGACATCCTAGACAGCTTTCGGTACAAGCGAGAAACTTATATCGGACCTAAAGAGCGGTTTAAGAATCTCACTTTTGAGGAATTTATGGTCTGCGAAGACATCCTTTCACGCTTTCGCCTACATGGAGAGGAGGAAGACTTGCTTCAACTTGTCGCTGTGTTGTATCGCCCGGTACGGGAAATCGTCGAGCGACATCACCGCGATATACGCCAACCTTTTTTGCACCACCACTTAGAGAGTGATACCGAGCGGCTATGCGGTATTAAACCTGAGCTGCTGAAAGCCGTTGCGCTGTGTTACACCTCTTTTCGTCTGCACCTTAAAGATGCCTTTCCCCAAGTATTTCCGAAAAAGAAGGTGAAAGAACTCGACACAAAAGGGCAAAGTTGGGTGCCGCTTGTCCGCGCAATGGCTCCCTCCGTGACCGAATGGGAGAAAGTAGAGCGGCTTAGCGTCTGGGTAGTTCTGTATGATTTTAACAAGCGGCTAGAGGAAGAGAAGGAACGGAAGGCAAGGGAGAAGTAGTAAGAATAGTAGCAAGCAAGACGCTTGCGCTAGTGGGGGCAGGAAGATAGGAAGGCTAACTCCAGCTAAAACGCTATGCAGACAGCGTTTAGCTCTGTGTTAGCCCGCACAAGCGAGACGCTTGCGCTAGTGGGGCTAGTGAGGCGTTTAGCCCTTTGTTAGCCCGCACAAGCGGAACCCTTGTCCAAATGGCTGATGCATTCAATGGCATAACCACTAATGTACTCTCTTGCTGTTTTCATTTGTTCTAAAGACAAATCAAACCATTCGCCACGCACACGGTCTTCATGAAACATCTCGTGCAGAGAACGCTCGTGCTTTCTCGCTCTATCTCGGCTTTG